TTAATCCCAACCTGAATTTATATCAATCAAATCGATTTCCTCCTGAGAACAAGCCGCTTTCAGTAGAGATTTCAATTCATTTGCTCTTTGCAAAAGCTGAATTTTACGTATGGCACCATCATTCAATACTTGTTTGATCTGAGATGCAGTATGCAATTTGTATTCTTTTGTCCCATTTTCATCCTCACATTTGTAAAGAACGGAATCGTTAATCGAAGCCGAACCGATCAAATTCAACTGATCGTCTCTATCAGATCCGTAACGATGCAACTCTCCCAAAGCCGACGACTCGAATCCGGAAGTAATTTTCATTTCGCAATAACGGTCAACTGAGCGCAAGCGTTCTTCTTTAAATCGAGCAAGATCAATCGTCCAACCTGATTCAAAATAGAATTGATAAGAAAGATGAATACCGTTTGCGTCCTTTAACGGCTCTTGCTCGGTTTCATTATTTGGATCAATCGCTTCTTCCCAATTCCAAAGAACTCTTTCGGCCATCGTATTTTTATCATATACTTTTTTCATAATGAACTCTTGTGCGATCCCGTTTTCCAGCGTTGCACGAAACAATTCACCAACTTGCGGGTTATAGTGAAGCGCGTATGCAACTTGATGCTTATTGGAATCGAAATTCGACCATGCGTTTTCTCCTTCCAAACGAATCGGATCTGAATTGATCCATACTACTTTTTTAGTTTGTCGATCAATAATATAATTCATTATGCCACCCTCACTTTGAATTTTACTGAAACGAATGCAGGATTCGTCTCAACTCCTGTTCGCGGATTTCCTGATGTTCCGTCCGTGATCGGATTTAATACATAAACAGCCCCGCTTCCGATTTGACTGGTTCCTGAACCAGAGTAGTTATCGGAATGAATAAGATCTGCTGAGATTCCACTTGCAGAATGTCTATGACTCTGAAATTGATCTTGTCCTTCATAACCCGGAGGACCACCGTCATAGTTTCCATTGATCGCCTTCGCCCTCGTTCCATGAACACCGGCTCCACGAAGAAAGATACCTCTACGATCGGGGAGGTTATACGTTGTAGATCCATCGCCAAATCCATATTCAATATTCGTAATCATATCACCTGATTGAGATGATGTAAGATCGATTATGGACCCGGTAGCTGTTGACGAAATTTGAAAATCGTTCGTAGTCGGGTTGCGTACATAATATTTTGTAAGCGCAGTAATCCCGCCGCCCGTAAATGCAAACTTTATGAGTTGTCCTTCAACGAGACTATGTGCCGAACAATTTAAGCGGTCAGTTGCAGGAGTTACGCTTGTAATATTTTTTCGTATTAAATTCCAAAGTGATGAAAACGTGGTTCTTGAAATTGATTGTCCGTTTGCTTCCTTAAAATTTGAGGAGGCTAACTGATCTATGCTATCCTCAACGACTCCTCCAAGCGGAATCAAAAGGGAATTGATTAAAGATGAAAGAGTAGAAATATTCGAAGCATTCGAATCGATCCCTGCTTTTAAAAAAATATCGTTCTCCAAAAGTCTTTGAAATTCTGTTTGTAAAAGAAGACCGTCGCGAGGTGTTGTTCTGTCCCATGTTCGTGAAAGAGTGTTATTGTAACCCATTATTCTAACTCCTTAAAGTGTTTCATATATAGCGTGATCCCGATCGTAGCTTTAGAAATTTTATCATACGCCTCTGACAAAATCTCTGATACCTGTGATCCAATATCTATTTCCAAAGCGGCGGGGCGGACTTTAGTAGGATCTAAAAAATCCAATCCATCAAAAGTTCCGTTTCCATCAAAGAAAAGTTCATTTGAAACTCGCATAGCGGGCTCGAAATATCCGGCACCAGAAAGATTGTCAGATCCGTCGAGGGTCTCCCATTCAAATTGAACTGGATAACACATTTCCCTCACGATGGGATTGTTCGAATATTCTTCTAACAGTTCTTTAAGTGCGGGGATCGAAATAAATTGATTGATTTGAGAATTAGGAATCTTTTTTCGAAACGCGTCATCTGAAAGTCCGAGACGCTCAACGCCAAACGCCTTCCCGATCTTATCCAACTGAATTCCAACTTGATTTTCAAGATCATAAAAAGGAATTATAACTTCTTCCAGCTCATTTGATTCCTTTGCGATAAGGCTCCAAAGTTTATACGCTCCTGACTCGGAATCTTTTCGGTATATGCTTCCGGGTAGTTTTTCAAGAAATGCAAGATGATCCATCAATGAATGACCACCTGAATATTTGCGGTTAAGATTTTCGCAACCTGCGCGGCTTGAACGGAGACCATGTTGCTATTGATTGCCCCGACACTTGTTCCAAGTTGAATCAATAAATTTTCAATTCCGGTTACGTTTCCGATCGCTGAATAAATCGGAAAGGCGACTACATTCTTTCCGGTTCCAAGACCTTTGTAAACGTAGTCAACGCCTGCGACCGTATCGATACCTCCGATTGTTCGAACGATTGCAGTTTTGATAAACGTCACACTGTTGTTGTCAAAAGAACCATTTTTCCAAATTTCAACTTTAGCATAAACAGGAAGATCAGAAGGACGATCGAAGTATATTAGGTTGTCGTCAATCGTTTCGGATATTGATCCGACCAACCTGATTGCCGCTGGCTTGTATTTGTAAATCAAACTTGAAACCAGGCTATTTGAACCTCCGTCGACGATAAATCGCATTGAATTTCCGGGCATATCATCGACCGTTACATTCAATTTGTTTTCGCGAATCGAACAACTTACAACTGAAGGTTCGTTTTCTATCTGTGCCTTTATGTATGCGATAGCTCCCGAATTTTTCTCTGTCGTTACAAGTTCAAGGTATCGTGTATACAATTCTGGATCTGTTTCACGTTCTGAACCGCCCGAACTCGTTTCGGAATTTGTAACCGAAGAGAAAGAAGAACTCGGGTTTACAAAGACGGTTAATGTATTCGGAGCAACCCTTTGAGTCAGACCAGGTTGAACCGCTTCAAACTGAACGCTTGCTAAACCGGATTGAATAACCTTTTCTTCGATAGCGCGATACTGAATTCCTTTTGAAGTTCCGACGAGAAGCCCTACTTGAACAACTTCGTATTCGATTCCATGAATAACAAGATTGACTTTTTCGGTTTGGGCTTCTTTCCTTTTAATTCCTTTTAAACGAACCAATCGATCAAGAGAAATTCCTGTCGCAGTGTCGAGATAAGATTCGTTATAATTCGACTCGACAGCTTGCCAAAGTTCGAACTCAGATCGTGAAACCAGTTCGATAAACATTCCAAGCGGGGCGTGCGGTGACACATCCTCATCGGGTCCGAAAATAGAGGGATCTTGTGCAAGTGAAATCAAGTCTGCCTTAATTTGCTCTTGCTCTTTAATCACGAAGCCGACTGCTGTTGCGCCGTAGCTACTCATATTTCTCCTTTTACAGATCCATACGTTGAAGTGATGATGTAACGAATGATCGCAGTTCGAAGAGGTTTTTCGTATTGAGTCGCTTTCTCTTCAGTGTCGATAAATATCACTTCAACGGAATCGATTGATACAACCTCAGGATCTTTTCTTAACTCAGATCGAACCAACGATTCGACTTCTTTTACAATCGGGTTTCGCCGAATCACATTTTCCCAAGAAAACCCGATTAGCTTATCAAATTCCCATTCCCCTTTCCAAAGTCTGAATCGAATTTCCAATCTCTGCTTTAGGCAATCTGATCTTGAAATTCTTACAGGCTTCAAGTCTCCTTCCTGAATCAAAAATGTATTCATCAGTTATTCTTTACCTTTTGCGACAAAATCGTATTCAGTTTCGCTTTTATCGTCGCAAACACGGAAGCATTCGTCGGCGTGGAAGACAGCGTGCTGGGAGCGGTGCAAGTGACGGTTAGGGCGGATAATGCGTCCAATATTTCGGTTAAGATACCCTTTAAAGTCTCCCCTAAGACGGTTTTTTCCAAACCGGTCATTCCTGATTTTAACTCTATGGCAGAAGAAGAGATAAGTATATACGAATTTCCTAATGTGTCACAAATGACCAGTCCATCTTTTTGAACTGTAGGAGGCAGTTGAAACGGATGATTCGGGACACCGCCAATGACGGAACAATTTTCAAGACTAAAACTCGGAGCCTCAGTCTGGCTTAAGTCATTTTGTGTTTTTCCAAATTGACCCCGAATTGAATCTCTGATCGGATATGGGGAAGGAGCCAAATATACCAGATCGTTTCGTTTGTAATCGGGAACGATCAACACTCCTCCTGAATGAAAAACATTCACTGGGAGCTTTACCAGAATAGGGAGCTCTTGAAATTCCTCTTCCGTCGGAACTTTGAGTAGAGGTTTTACTTTAGCAGTCAAAGAGCTTTTGTCATAGGAATCGATTTTTCCATAAAGCCCGGTCCAGACCTTTGAAAGTTCTTGATTGATTTTGTCCTGTAAAACTTTGGGAGTTATCATCACGCCACCTTACATTCAAATTCCGTTATGTGATCGGATGACCGGGAAGATCCTCTGTGTGCTCCATGGGTGACAACGTATTGAGAATCGATTTTTGAACCGGTGGTATTATCTGTAAAGGAAAGATGCACGGGCTCACCCTTTGCAATAAGCGGATTGAGTAAGCATTGAACTTTCCAACCGGATTTCGTTTTTTGCGGTGTTCCGATTAGGCCGCTCGTTCTATCCAAAAGTGGAACGTTGTTTGACTGATTGTTTTTCGACCAGGTTTCGTCTTCTACGATCAGTTTTCCGAGTTTAAAATATCGTTTCGCTTTGACGAGTTTTGCAAGGCGATCAATCGCTACGGACAACGAGTCGCCTGCGAAAGTGATCGAATCGAGTAAAGTATCATCCGAAATTCGAATGGAGTAATAAGAAATTCCATACTTTCCAAAAATCTGTTTCAATGCGGAAGAGACCAAGGTTTTTTCAAATGTCTCAGTAAGAGAATAAGCATATAACTTGTTTACCATATCTGAAATCTTGAATTCAAGGATACGGTCCGTTCCTTTCATTGAAACATTATGTTGAATAATTTCTCCTTTTGCAATCAAAGTCAGATCATCACCGTATCCGACCGAGAGCTCGGCTTTGGCATTTGCCGAATCCTTCTTCGATTTTCCTTCCTTTGGAACGCACATTCCTACGGTTGAATTCAAAACGTTATAAAGCGTCACAGACGTTATATTGGTTCCGCTAAACTCAACTTCGAATTCGATAGAGAAATGGATCGCCTCGCCTGGATTATGTGAAAAGACTTTCACTTTTCCGTCTGGCGATTCGATCATAACCTCTATGTTCCGTAGGAATTGTTTCATAGATTAGGGAATTCCAGCTCCACTTCTAACATGACGGATTTTAAAATCCGAATCCAAATCAACGTATCGAATTTTAAAATCCTCTCCGATATTTACAAATTGCCAACGTCCACAACTATCAGGGTTTATGACTCCTGTCTCAACTTTTAGATCCTCTCCAGCGCGCACTACTTCGACCTTGAAGTCTTCTCCAATCTTTACGACTTTGACTTTGCCGTACAACTTGACTCCGTTCAAGGTGCATGACGCGGAAATGGATTTACCGTTTAATTGAAAAACGGTAACGAAAAAAAGTAAGAGTATTAAATAAACTGTATGTTTCATTGCTTAACCCTTTCCGTCATCGTAGAAAAGTAAAACGTTTTTTCCAAACGTCTCTTTGTTTACTTGGAGATTTGAATATTCATTTTTTGAAAGATCAGAGGTCGCAAGTGGAACCAAGCTAAAATTTGCAAAACCAGACAGACAATCAATTCCGTATGAAAGTTTGCTTGTATGAAGAAAACGCGAATTTGATTTTACATAAAGCGAAATAAAATCAAAACGCGAGTTGTATCGAAATTCAAATTCGAAATCCTTGTCTCCTATTTGGAAAACTTTGGAGACGGGCAACTCTTCAAATCGAATCGGCAAAGATCGAATCATGTTGTCCCTGCCTTTGCCGCACTTTTGATTTTAGGAGAGGAAGATACTCCGGTTTCAGTCGTTGGGGTTTTTCCTTTTACGGTTATTTTTTTGAACCCTGCACCGTTTTCGCTTCAGTCAGAACAATCCGACTCAATTCCATTGTGACTTCTACAGATTTTCCAAGTTCAAGATCTCGACGAGTTCGGATATTTCCAATCGCAATGTTTTCGATCACATCATCATCAAGACCCAAATACAACGGCTCTTCCAAGTCATCGTTAAACAGTCCGGAGATACCAAAGAAATCGAGCATCTTTCCGATAAGTCCACCCGTACCATATCCTTCGAATTTTACGATACTCCCAGTTCTTTGCCAATACAAGAGAGTTTTTAACTTTTCAGATATGGTTGTAATCGAAGTTAAATTTACATCTTCCTCAATAAGACAAACCAATGTTATTGATGGTGATGTAGGAATAACGTGATCCGATATATTTCCCGTATCTGGATTATCTGGATCTTTTTCGACAGGATGTTGCGTTATAGTTACCGGATAATCCTGATTAAATGCAGTCGTTGCATTCAAATCAATCGTAACCTTCTTTCCGTTCTGTATACCGGTAATTCCGATCGTTTCCCTGCCTGTAAAGATACCAATCATATCGGAGCCAACCCTAACGAAATTCTCATTTCATTTTCATTTTCTTTAGCAATCCGTTTCAACTCTGACCAAAGATTTCTTGCCTGTTCTGTGGTGGTTCCTCCCGTTACTTCAATCTTCTCTATATTGAAAACGATTCCTCTTTCGGAAGAAGAACGTGAAACAGGTTGATAAGAAGATAATTTGTCGTTTGAAATGATAGAACCGGATCTTTCGAATACACGAAGTTCCGGCCCTTTTTCGCCGACGATATACGGTTTCCCTGCTTCGATAGGACCGCCTTTTTCCCGCGCTTCAATGTGTGGAATCTTTGGAAAAACGGTTTTCAGCAATGGAACGGATGTCATCGCGGTATTGATTCGATCGATCATGTCGTTGATCGTTTTTGAGAAATATCGCGTGAGACCATCGAAGTCAAAAAGGGAACTGAGCCCCGTATTGATCGCGGTCAAGATCGATTCGAAAATTGATTTCGCCTGATTCTTCAGATTTACGATTTCATCAAGCCACGGTTTTAAGAATGGAATCGATTGCATCTTGTTCCAAATCCAATCGAGAGCTTGACCAATCTCCTCTCTAAAAAGAAAGATTCCGGCAAGCGGAAAGATGGCAGTTACAAGGAGCTTACCTGCAATAATCGCCGCTTTATAAAGAAATTTTAATGTAGAATCCCAAGCGTCCGAAATCCATTTTGTGATCTGTCCCCATTTGGTATAAACGACTGTCGCCAGTGTCACCAAGGCGAGCGTGATTGTCGCAGGTAAGAACGCGATCGCGGCGACAATCCCCACTATGATAAGGGCGACTTTTCCGATCATCTTTCCGGTGTCGGATTTTGCGAATTCGGAAATCGCATCCCAAACATCCGAAAGCATCACTTTGAAATCTTGAAATCCTTTATGAAGATCGCCAAGTTCAGAGTCAGTCAGACCGAACCACTTGAGAAGTTCGGCAAAATACGTTTCGCTTCCTTCGCTTCCATATTCAAAGAAAATATAAATGTCTTCGAGGACAAGATACATCGCGGTCAATGATGCGGCGATCGCAAGAGCCATTCCAATCAACTCACCGAATGCCGCGATCTTAGCAATGGCGACAGCGTCCAAACTTGCTTTCCAGGCAAGGGTTGCGCCAACGAGTCCGACTCCGATTGCGATCGCAAGAGCGGCTAGAGCAAATTGCATACGGACTGATCCACGTTCTCCGTCTGTAAAAAATCCTAAAATCGGTTTCAGCGCAAAGGCTATAAAGGCACCTGCCTTAGCAATCGTTTGATCGAATCCGTCCTTGATATTGGAAATGAGGCCGTCCCAAGTTTTTGAGAGAGCGTCCATTCCACCCATGACGCCTTTGATTTTTCCGAGTTCTAAAAGAGCGGCTTGAATTGAAGCAGGTGTTTTTTCAACAGTCTTCTTAAAGTCCTTGAATTGAATGGTAACACGACTACCAGCGGCGGACATTCGTATACCGAATTCTTTCATCCGTTCAAATTCGCTCATTGTGGCGTCTAACGCGGCTTCGGTGAATTGGTCGAAACTCTTTCCTTGACTCGCCGCAATGTCTCCAAAACGGGTCATCATTTCAAGAGTCGGTTTCATTCCCCGATTTGCGAGTTTGATATAAGAACCGGTGAGTTCCGCCATTTCATACGGAGTTGTTTGTGCAAATTTTTGAATATCACCGATCGCGGCTTTGGCATATTGAGCCGAACCGAGAGTTGTCGTAAGAACGGTTTGATACTTTTCGATCTGACCGGCTTTATCGAGTGCTGATCCGAATAGACCAGAAAGTCCCGCCGCGAGTCCCATCGCGGCAAGACCTTTCATAAGGGTCATCCAGCCTGTCGTTTTGATTTTTGCTTCTTCGATTCGTCCGGAAATTTTTTGAATCTCTCGATCGGTAAGTCCTGCGGCTTTCGCGGTTTCTTTGAATTCGTCTGCCAGATGAAGATCCGTTTTCGTTTTTGCAATCAGCTTGTTTAATTGTGTTTCGCTGACTCCGAGAGCCTTTGCCATTTTTTGAATCTGTTCCGAGGTATCCTTGATTCCTTCCGGGATCTTGTCGGTAAGAGGTTCGAACTTTTCAGTGAGCTTTCCTGTGTTTTTGGAAAGCGCATCCATAGACTTACTGGAACTGGAAATTTGTGGATCAAGTCTTAGAAATTGACGGACTAAATTGTCTACGACTTGACCCAGACCAAGAACGCCGGTTTTTGCGTTACCCACTCCGTCGAGGTCAACTCGTATACTCAATCGTCTAAGGACTTGGTCACTCACTGTTTTGGTTCCATCAATATTGTTTTGTACAACCGGTTCTCTTGATACTCAAGTCGCTTCCTTAGAATTTCTTGAATCACAAGAAACTCAATCGGACTTGCCTGGTTTATCGTCTCTTCGGAAAAACTTGACAAACCGCATATAAAGAGATCGTAATACGTTTTATTCTTCTTGATTCTCCTTTCTACTTCCGCCGTTATCTCTGCTTCTTCCGGCGGCTTCGACAGATTCGGGAATCTCATCCCATATAGCCCCGTCGAAAAATCGGGGAATGAGCTTCCCCCAGAGCCCGTAAAGTCTTGGAGTGATGTCATCACGTTTTAAAGTTTTCGTAGGAGTCTTTCCAAATTTCTTAACGAGTTCCTCTTCAAGAGAAGTGTTGGGATCAGTTACGCCAAACACGCATTCTTTAAAAAATCTTTCTGTTCGCAAAGAGGTCTTTACTTCCAGATCACCGTCTTTTTGTCGGACCATTTCCTCGCCCCATTCATCTACCCTTTTATTTCCAGGGTGTTGAAGTTTCCAGAGCTGTTCGGGAAGCGGCTCCGCACCTTTGAAAAATTGAATATACAGAATTTTATCGCCGGATTGACCAACGATCTCGATTTCAGTTTTAGACATTTGTTTCTCCTTTATAAACTTAAATAGACTTCGGTGTAATCCACCATGAGGATCTTCCAAACAGAATTTCCGAAACCCTTTGTCCCGATTTCAACATTAGGCTTTTCTAATACTTTGCAATTACTTGAAACCCCTTTGTATTTCGGAGCGGACTTGTTTTGGATCAATATTCCAAAACGGGTTCCCGCCTTTTTCAATAAATCCAGTTTGGCGACTACAGGAGCGGAAGGAAGATACGTTAATTCGATCGAGTGAACTTGGTTTTGATTTTCGTTTACAAGCACTTCTCCGCCTAAGCCGACTTTGTATTTTACAAGTTTTGAATCTTCTTTTTGTATTTTTAAATATTTTTCCTCTAAGACCAATCCAGCTGTTGCGTCTAACGGAGCGGGCGTAAGAAGAATGATGCTGAATTTTTCAATATCGAAAAAACGCTTCTCATACCAATCGCTCGGTTTGGACATTTCAAAAAAAACCTTATAGAAATTTTTGAATCGAATCCAAGAGCCTGATCTTAAATTCAAGATCGTTAAAGCCGTTCTTACCATGAACCGCAACTTTAGGTTCTTCCATAAAAACACACCGTGAAGCAGTGAGCTTGTATTTTGGGGAGCTCCCGCAATTATATATAAATCCAAAATCCCTTTTCGATTCTCTTAGATTTTGTAAATACGGGACCGCAAGTGCCGAAGGAAGATATTTTAAGGTTACTATACGAGAAGAATCTTGAATCGAATTCGAGGAATAACTTTCGTCTCGGGTTCCGCGACGTGTAGTAACCTCGTCTTTGTTTTCTTTTTCGGCGGTAAAGAATTCACCATCGATTACAAGCCCGGCGGTTACATCCATTGGATTCGGATCGAGAATAATAACCGAGTTTTGTGAAAGATCAAATACACTATCCATTTATGTTAAACCCCCATAGTCCCGGAAATTTCGATTTTGTTGATACCTCCGCCGATCGTTGCGGAAAACTTGATTAGCGGAACCTTTCGATTCGCCCTGTCGTTTGTCGGTATGTCGGAAATGGATTCCGGCATACTCAATTTGTATTGATAATCTCCAAGATCGGAACGGCTTCTTCCATCTGCGTCTTCGACTTTTGCGATAATTCCACGACGACCGCAATCTCGAAACACTTCTCTCAAACTGGCTTCGATCATTCTAAGTCCTGTAATAGTCATTGGAATCTTGTCGTTATTGATTTTAAGGGAATGATACGCTTCTTGAAGTCGTGCTTTTAGATAGTCGCGACCGTGGATGTTGTCGATGTACTGTCCCGACATCGTCTTACCTTCCCAGGTAACGTTTACGCCTCCCATCTCGCGGATCAAATTCCCATTCTTCGCAAAGATTTGCGATTGTTCGGACATTGTTACATCGGAATTTCGTTGTCCGTTTAACTGTTTTGAATCCCAGGTGATCGATCCGATCGCAGCAGACCCACATCTCCCAAACCAAGCCGCATCCGGGAATTCTTCGGCATGATTTGAAATCATAAGAAGAGTTCTTTCGTGATTGACGAGCTCGGTGACTGCGGTTTGTTCTGAGGTTCCACATATATAATACTTTTCTAATGAATTGAGATACGTGGAAGCGATCTTGATTTCGGATAGAACTCTCGTTGTCGTTAAAAGGCAATACCAGGAATCAAAACCGTCGTTTCGTAAATCCGCCAATTCTTGCGGAAGAGTGGCAAAGGAATCGAGTTTAACTAAAGCGATCTTCTCGGCGCGCGGAGAACCGGAAAAAATCGCCTGCGCCATTTTGTATTCGGACGAGGCTTGAGAGTAGCCGATCGCTGGGTCAAGAAGCTCGTCTGCGTCTTGAATTTCTAAGTATGGATCGGTAGGATCAACGAGGAACAATTTTTGGAAAGTGGTTACGATCCCGCTTGCATCTCCTTCCAAAAGGGAAAGAGTTACGATTTTAGAGCTCCCTCCGACCTCATTTACCGCCTCGGCGGCGGTTTTAATTTGAGTGGCTGTCGAGGTTACAACTCCAGTTCCGTTTGTCGCCAAGTGGACAGAAATCAAATACGGATCAGCGGAAGTGCCGGACCCGGTTCTTGATACGGAAAGAGGAGTGTTGTTGCCGGTGGCGACATACTCCACTTCGATATACGTCTCACTTTTTGTCACCGCTTTCCACTTGATACCGGATACGCCGGATAAAATGTCGAGTTCGTAATTCACGTTACGGGGAGAAACCCCCGCGATGAGCGCAAGCCCGAATCCTTTTTGTGCAAGCGGTAGAGTTTTAAGTGCAATGTCAATCGCTATGTTTGAAATTTGACTCACGTTATTCGTTCTCCCAGTCAATAGAATTAAAAGTGGATTCCAAATCCACCGCGTCCAAAACGAGCTCCGCTTCCCTGAACCCGCGTATTCTGAAATCAAAGCCAAGTTGATATTCATAAACTACATCGAGAAGAGTCGTTCTGTCTTGAAGCGTGCTAAAATCGTCTATGACTACACCGATCTTTTCGATCGCATCCTTTCCGTGGATTTCAAGCCACTCCCGCGCCTTCGTTGACAGTTCATACAAAACATCCAACGGGTTCTCTGCGTTCGCGTTGTAGAATGAAAGGGAGACCTTCACTTCTTCCGGGATGAAATGCCCCATCGATATTTTCGTTGGGTCTTCATTCGGTTTCGGGTAACGCAAGTTCGCGGCGTCTTTTTTTCGCACGAGAACACCATACGCACAATACGGATAATCAGGACGCGGACCGTCTTGGTTCTTCCGGATCACCAAAGTTTCAAGATGCGTATCAAGAGCCCGCATCAATTTACGAAGAACCGAAGGACTTGTATCTGCCATTACTCGGCATCCTCTGGAAAATTCGTAACAATTAAGGGATACAGTCCGCCATAATCGGGTTGAGCGGAATCATAGAGAGTGTTTCTGAAATCTCTCCAAGCCGAAGAATTACGATCTCCCAATGTGTTGATACAACCGGCGGACCACCCTTCGATTTTGTTTCGATTTCCTGATCCGTAGTGAATATCGATCCCAAAGAAACCTTCTTCTTCAAACCCATCGTCGTTTTCGTTGTTCCGGTTCCGATCTCTCCATATCTGGACGGGTTTTGCCTGATTGAATGCAGGAAATCCCTTATGAAGACCTTTTTTAAACCAATGAAGTCCGTTCAAAAGATGAGCACATCCCTTCGGATTCATCGGGGTATCCGTATATTTTCTTCCCGGATCGACCGTTCCCTGAAAACACTTCATTTCGTCGCCGCGAAGAATGCACAAAAGATCATCATATTTGTTGAATGTGTTTTCGGTTTTAATGAAAAGACTTTCGCCTTGTTTCATCTGAATCGAACAAGCCCGGACTCCGAAAATGGTCCAGGACTTGTCTTTTACGCGATGACCTAATGCTCCGGCGGAAATCTTCGTAACGAGAATGGAATGAAATTCATCGAGCGTATACATTCTTATCCACCCAACACAAAAGGAATTTTAAGTTTTCCGGTCACGACGAGATAAATCAGAAAGAGAAGGATGATAAAAACGATCCCGATCCCGGCGATCCACTCTACACCCATTTGAAAACCGGTTCCTTGAGCATACTTCGCCACCTTTTCGTTGCATTTACGAAGCGAGTTTTCGAGTTCCGCGATTTTCTCGTCTTTTGATTTTACGGTTTTGTCGAACTCGATGAGACTTGCACTACAGGATTGCAGATCCGAGACCGCTCTCTCGCTTGCACCCGGCTCATTATTTTTAAGCGCGTCCTGGGTGCGTTTGTATCCCTCGGCTTGAGCCTTGACGGCAGAAGGAGGCGATAGTTGAGGCGTTACGCAAAACAGAACTGCATAACAAAATATGAATATTACGATGAGTGCGTTTTTTTCATGATCGCTTTCTCCTTGTTTTTTCTTGCTCGAACTCTTTCGCACTGAACTTGATTTTTACGTTCTCATTGACTCTCTTTCCGAGATAGAGCGCACCTTGTCCTAAGCAAAAATAGGCGAGCATTTCGATCAAAGAAAGTCGTGACTCGGATATTTCCTCCTCAAAGAAAAGGAAGTAGACGCAGGAAACTAAAAATACGAAAAACACAACCCAAGTCCGTAGAGTTGTGTCGGAGAACGTTCCGGTTTTGTCGTCTTGCCAAAGGAATTTCATCGGCCACCTCTTCGCTTTTTCGATTTTGGAGCATATTGCTCTTCGGATTCTGAATGAGAAACGACAAGAGAAACGATTGCGGAATCCGTAGGAAGATCCGCAGAGATTTTTTCCAGATTATGAGCGTAACGGACGTGCTCCTTGTTCGCCTTGTCGAAAAGATACTTCAACCGAATCCCGTTATTGGTTCCTACTCGGTGAAAGAGCTCATGAAGGGAAGAAAGAGCCTTTGAATTTAAGGTCTTTACTCCGGTTAGATCGAGGGTAAGTCTCTGATCTGCGAACGGCATAAGACGAATACGGTCTTCAAGGAGTTTTAAAAATTCACCAAACCTGTGGGAATCACTGATCCGCAGGTGATTTACGAATCGAAAGGTAAGCCCTTGAGACTCGACAAAGACTCTGGCAGGATGCTCCAAAATTCCCGTATGGTTCTCAAGAGCTCCACGATTTGACTCAACGTAACTTTCGAATTCTTCAAGGCGTTTTCTGTAACTTTCAATAACGTCTTTTTGGGTTTTGATTTCTGCCAAAAGGAAATTGATTTTAGAGTTTGAGTTCTTTGAAATCGTGGAAAAAATCCAGATACAAAACGATTTCAGATCCTTCCAATATTTCAAAAGAAACAGGATAAAAACGAACACCGTTGCGAATACAAGTTGATAGAGTGGGACTGCTAAAATTTGATCCATAGTGTTCTTGCTCCGAACAAAAAAAATAAGCCGCAAACGCGGCTTATCCAAACGTCCGAAAACCATCGTTGCATTATGGATTTTGCATGATTTAACGGATCAAAACAAGGTTGAAGTTTCCGATATTATCCTTGATTGTTCCGTATAACTTTCTCCGTTAGATTTTGGATCATTTTGATTTTTTCATCGGAAGCGTGAGATTTACCGGACAAGATTTTTGCCACCTCATCGGTTTTCAGTTTAACTCCACTTTCTTTCGCCTCCTTCGTAATATCCGAAACCTTCACTTTCGCCTTTTTCATTCGCAGGCGAAGGTCTAAAAGCGACGCTTGTTTAATCAAATCCACCGTGGCGACACCGTCAAATCCCGAGAACTCATCCAAGCATCCTTTAAGATATTCAACACCTAACGGGCTTGGATGCACAACCTCGCAAAATAATTCTCTCGCAAGTGCACCTGCTTTTCCTGTTTCAAAAGATATTCCAAATCTTTGTTCCGCAAATTCGAGAATCTCGTCATAGTCCAAATAATCGAGTTCAACATGTTTACAGCGATACCCGACTTCGCGCCCGCTTAAGACGGTATTTATGATACTCGATTCGTTTCCGAACATGATGATGGGAAACAAAGGCGCCGTATGAATCTCACGAAGTTTTTTCAATTCGCGAAAGGTGGGATCGTTTATGTCCTGAGCGGAATCGACTACGAGTATGATTTTTTGTGGTTCTTCGCTTTTGCCTTTCTTTCTTTTTGTTTGCTTGTATTGCAATCTAAGAAGAAGGCTTCTGAGCTTCTCTTCCCGTAGTTCAACATCAATCGGAGCAATGATGTCAGGAGAAATACTTTCAATCATCCTTTTCATAAGGACCGGAACCCGAGAACGTCCGTTGTTTCTCCAACTTGTTACGTTCATAATGATATATGAATTTTGCGTTGCCCACTCTTCTGAAATGTATCGGCGAAGTGTTGTCTTTCCAGTTCCGACGTCTCCCGTTACAAGCAACCATCCGTTTTCCTTCACCGTATTGTCGACCTTTCGCAATACTTTTTTAAGCTGGTCTGTGAGTAAAAAATTCATCTTCCCTCCCGAAGAATCTCTATGTATTTGCGAAGGTCGTTATATACGATTTTTCCATTCGCCTCTAAGATCTTTTTGAAACTTGCGACGATCGTAGGAAGAAGATCCTCCTCGATTTCACCCGCAATTTCCTCAAGGACGCACAACGCATCTCCAACCGAATCGTATTCCGTCGCAATTTCTGGATCAGGAACAAAGTGAGGAACTGTTTTTCCTTTCCATTCAGGGATTTCAATTTCCGGCGGAAGCGTTGAATCAAAAGAAATCGAAACACCTTTCGCTTCTTTGCGAACTTCTTTACGAAGTCTTTCAGCGTCGGTGTCAGTCCAATCGTAGTCGATGTCGTTTTGGTAGGTTCCGAGTTTTCGTCTTTGTTTTCCGCGAGGATCGCAGTCATACATCCTTCCTGTTCGCGGATCAAGTGCCTTCACTTTTCCCGTTACGTCACGGAAAACGTTTAACTCAAGACCCTTTGGAAGATCACGGGCCACAAAAAATTTCTCAACCTTTGCTTTTGATCCCCACTTGATCGAAATGATACCGTAGGCGTCTACTTTTCGTCTGTGGAAAGCGAATCGCGCGTTACGGATGTCATCCGCGTTTACAGAACGAAGCGGATGCGAGTTCGTGCTTTTGCAAAACTTTGCATAGGCGCCGGATTGAGTGTTGTGGAAGATTTGCCACTGCGAGTAATGTTCGTTAAGCGAAACAAGATCCAGGTAGTCATCTTCCAACGCCTTGAGTAAAGTTTCGTGCGAACGCTTACTGGCCGAAATACGGCCTTCAACCATTCCTTTCGCGGATGGGTTTCCGGGCATGTGGGTCGTTACAGAAACGCCTAATCGATCGAGAAACGTTTCCATTTCCTTCGAACTCATCCCGGAACCACGATCGCAGTAGATATTTAGCGGAACAGCTTGGAGAGGGATCTTCTCTTTGGAAAGAAAGTAATCGGTTAAAAAGTCGATCCAAGTAGCCGAGTCTTCCCCACCTCCTTCCGGGGCATACGCTTTGCAAAACCAAGCTCCTGAATAGAGTTCGACCGCAAAAAACAGCCAGATCCTTCGCAGACCTTCTCGTTTGAGAAGGTCTGCTAAGTGCTTGTCTTTTTCCGATAACCCTTTTTTATACTGGAATTTGTTGTCGAGTCGAAGGAAGTGCTGGTCGAGCGGGGTCGCATCCACAACGAGCCATTCTCCTGCGAAGTCGGCATAAAGTTGTACTGCCGTGTGAGATTTCTTAAAGTCTCGCACGCGCAGTCCATACTTTCCAAGTGCACGATCAATCGTAGTTCTGTGGGGAAGATCCTCTGCCTTAAACAAACCTTCCTCAACACCGATTCGCATCGCCGCCGTTGTAGACGCGTATTTCGTCTTCGACTGAGTTTCCGTTGCAACCTTTAGGATCGCAATTTGACGAACCAGTTCGGCTTGTTGTTTTCGACGCGAAGTCAAAACAACACCCCCGCGCGGTTTGCGTTCGGTAACTTCAAAGACAGACTGTCCGCGACTCAGGCGATTAAAGTATTTGTAAACCGTGGAAGCCGAATCTATTCCATACCGACGACAAACTTCCTGAACGATTTCACCTCGCTCCGCCTTAGTTCCTTTTTCTTTACCGAGGCTCTTCCACTCCATGAAGTATTTTGCGAGATTCGTCTGATCGACTATCGATTCAAGTCGCATCTCCATCAGGCTTTTCCTTTTTTGCCGGATTCGGACTGATACAATATACCACCCAGAGCCTCTTTCAAGGAGCCGAGACCGGACTCGATCACTTGTATCTTTTCCGTGATGAGTGCGCGAACCTTTGCGTTCTTGGCAAACTTGGAAACATCGACCGAACCGAGGCTTTGGAATTCGGAAAGAACCTTCTCTGTCGCCAAAGTAAAAAGCCCGTTTACCTGACGCTCCGTTCCAAGCGATTCCGCAAGAGCCTTTTTGTCCGAGTGAACCACTCCATTTAGTTGAGATTCCAATTCTTTGATTTGATCTTTCAGTTCTTCGATCATCTGATCTTTGCGTTCAAGAAGAATCTCGCCGCTTTTTTTTGCGCGGCGCGCATCCTTGATCTTTGTGTCGAGCTCACGTTCTTTCTCGACATACTTTGCGGAAATCTCAGCCTCAAAAATTTCGAGTTCGACCTTCTCTCCTCCACGCATCACATACGTTTCTCCGATTTGCACACCGTCGTATTCGGGGTCTTTCGCAAATTGGAGTAGCTGTTTTATGTTGCCGCCAAAGACTTTTAAAGCGGCTTCAGAATCGAATCTCTTTCCGATTGTGAGGTATGTTAGAGCTGTTGTAAGCGGAAGAATGTTCTTTAACTCAACCGCCACAAACTCGCGGAAGTCGCTATAACCAACATACTTGAAAAGTTCGTGGTCGTGGATTTCGCGTAACGCGAAAATACTCTTTGCTATGTTTTGTTGAATCTCTGAAACGAGAACCTTACAACGAAAAGCGGCGTTTTCTGGCGTTACGACAATCGGTTCAGCCGGAATGATCGCCGGAACAATCTCGATTTCTTCGGGTTCAATAGTTTGCGTGGTTGCTTCTGGACGTTTATCTTTACTCATTTTGATTTACCTTCTTATGCAAATTTTAATTCAGGGGAAACGGCGATGGCCTCTTTCGCTTTCTTTAGGATTTTGTAAACATGTTGGCGGGAAATTCCAAACTGCTTAGCGATTTGCGGGGCAGGAGTCCTCGAATCGAACAAGCGACGGATCTCGTCGTCTCGATTCTGAGCGTCATCCGGGCGATGAGACGAATTGTCACCGTTGTCGTCTTTGTCTTCATTGCGGATGCAAGTATGCGACGCGACAGTCGCCTTGTCGCCATTCTGTAAACTGTCTCTTGTCTTCTCATTGTCGCTTGATTCGATGTCACCTTGCGCGACTGTCTCATGCGACACTGTCTTCTTAGGCGACTCTTTGGCGCCTGTCGCAAATAGTCTACTCCCCCGCGAGTGAATCAAAGATGCCAGCGAATCAACAGAATCGGGATCAAAACTCAAACTGCCTTGAACTACAGTCCTATCTTTAAGAAAACCTTGATCCAATTTGAAAGGACTTGATCCAACTTCTGCGATCTTGTGAGACACGAGAAAATTTAAGATCGGAACACAAACCGCAAGTACAACCGCGCCTAAAAGCAAATGCCAAAAATAAAGCGAGAGCTCTTTCTTTGTTTGAATCTTTGCGTTCTCAGCCATAATCCTTTCGTTTTCTTTTTTAACTAATTCGGTCTCTAACTTAAACGCCTCTACATACGTTTCCTTTCCTCCATTCCAATATGCTCGCGGATTGTAGGTCGGGTATTTCAGAAGCTCTTGAGCAGGATGTGATTTTTCTTCACGAGCAAATTCGTCAAGAAGCGGATCGACGAAAGACGCAAAGGAAAGCGCGATGCAAAGGATCGTTGCTCCGATTGATGCCCAACGATACCCATAGAATGCGAGATAGAAAACGATCCCGACTGTAATTGCCGCACTTGCGATTCCTGCGAGCATGTTGCCCGACAACGTTTGATAGAACTCGAAGAGCCGACTTCCCTCTGCCAGCGAAAGCAGAACGAGGACGACCCCATGAGGTAGCCATTTTTTCATATTGATTCTCCTTGTTTGTGATTTAAAAAATTGCATTTATCGGAAAGTTTCGCTTAGGACATTTCGCCTAACAGGCTTGCTTTGCGGGCTCGAAGTTCTTCGATGCTAATTCCAAGTCGGCGGGCGCGGACTCGATCCCCGAAATCTCTGATTTCGGTTTCGGTATAGGGTTTGTTTTGAGACTTTCTTTCTAACCAATCACGGGTTAGTTGCTGGAACTCGGAGACTGTGATTCCCCATTCGTCAAAGATGATTTTTTCGACTCGTTTGGATTTCTTACGACCGTGCAGAACGTAGGAAATGAATTGTTGCGAGATTCCATATTTTGAAGAAAGCGTATGCGTAGAATTCACTTCGCGGATCACTATAGCTGTTAGCAGTGGACAAAAATTGCGTTTGCCAGTATTTAGAGGTTTATTATTGTCTGAGAATAATAAACCTGGTGCTACGCCCGATAACCTAATTGACATGTTCGTAAAATACCAATTTTTACTAAAGAGTCAATCAGTAATTTACGAACATTGAAAAAATATTTGTATGAAAGATAAATTAGAAAAACTATTGGAAGCTCTCTCAATGACTAAGTCGGAATTTGCCGATGAATTCGGTATTCATAGGTCGACTTTATCCGAGATGTATAGTGGTCGAGTAACAAGACTTCCTGACGCAGTAATCTCAAGGTTAATTATCGAAAAAGATTTAAATGCAACTTGGTGGCATACAGGAATTGGTCCAATTCTCAAGCCTTTCGAAGAGCAATCCAAAGAAGCAACAAAATCGCTCGCTTTGATCGGCAAGATGAACCGCCGACCAAAGTTCAAAAAGCTCATTGATCTTTTATCTGGGATTGATGAGGAGTATTTTGAACAGATTGAGACGATTTTAAAAACGTTTCGAAAGCAATCATGACAACCTCCATCGCAAAACTGTGGATCATTATTTCGATCTCTCTTTCTGTTTCCGGTAAACTTTGAATAACCTCATAAAACCTGTTTTCTACATCTTGAACTAAATCCAGCATCATTCCCGTGTCCTAAAATAACTATATTTTTGTATAGTATACGTCCACCTCGGACAAATACAATACACAATTTCGCATTCGTTTCTCACAGAATGTCGGATTTATGACTTTCAAAGGATTTAATTTTGCCTGCGAATCTTCTTTGTTTCAAAATCGGTTTCTTTTGTGTGTTACGGGTAGAACGGGTTCTTTTGATTTCTTTATTTAAAGTAAAGAAACGAACGTGTCGTTCCGATACTAATAACAAATAATTTACAGAATTATGCTACATTTTTGCAATAAAATAAATCCAGAATTACGGAAAATATGAAGGACCGTTTGAGGATATTGATCGACTCCTTGGGGATTTCTGACCGAGCATTCTGCCAATCTGTCGGAATTGGTCAGAGTCGGTTGAGTGAGGTTTTAAACGATAGAACCGAGAACCTTTCGATTGGTGCGCTCATTGATATTCACAAGGTTCATAACGTAAATCTGAATTGGCTCCTTGTCGGAACGGGAGATGTATTTTGTTCCCCAAAGTTAGTTCAATACAATTCGATTGTAGAAATCAAAAATACGATCCAGAACTCACCTTCTCAAGCCGCTAGTTTTCTTGTGTCTCGACGTCCTGAACTTCTTGAACTTCTTCGAATCCTTGTTCGAGTCCATGCTTCAAAATACAAACAAATCAAGGTCATTCTCAAATCGTTCCTCTTGAAATAGCGGAAACTACGACCTTTTCTTAAACCGAAAAACTCTGTATCGTTTTCCGCTAAATGGCGGAGGCAAGACAATGTAAACCATATAAGACAAAGCCCTATGAAGCGGCTTTGCTAACATATCTTTCCGGTGAGGCGGATAACGCAGAACAGCTTTCCGCCGTACTTTTATTGAAAGGAATCAAAGTAACCGCGAACACAATCCGGTCTTGGATGAAGGTCGAAGATGAAAACGGACAGGACTGGGAAGCTCGGCGAGCCTCACTCTGGGGTAAAATCCTAAAACAAAACGAAGAAGAAGTTACCCTTAAACTCGATAAGATTCGCGATAAGTGCTCTGATATTTTAGAAGGCATTTTCGAAGACTTAGAAGACAAGTCCCTTCGATTCAAAACAAAGGACGCCGCTATTTATTCTTTGAGCAATATGGTTACTTTGCTCAAAGGATTTCAAACTACCGACAAATGGAAGAATCCAATTTTTGTCATTTCTGAATATACAAAACTTCTCAAAGCAATCCCAGCGGTTCGCCGAGTTTTGAATTCCAACCATAGCAAAATTCAAAAACAAGTCGATGCGATGATTACCCAGGAACAGGAAATCGATGCGAAAGTCGAAGACTGAACCTGAATTTTCAAGATCCAATATTCTCGGCGCGATCCTCGAAGAACAGACTAAAAACTTCGGGGAGATTGATAAAGATTCCAGAATATACGGAAAGCTGAATGGAAAGAACGATCTATATTCATTCGGAAAATACATTGATCCCGAATTTTCTGATCCCACACATATTCGAAGAATTGGTGAAGAACTTATAAAAGTTGAGAGAGGGGAACAAAAACGTCTTATCATAAACGCACCTCCCAGACACGGAAAAACCCTTTTCTCATCTAAGATTTTTCCGACTTGGTTTTTAGGAAGAAATCCCAGAAGGGAGATTATTTCGACAGCATACGGCGCGGATCTCGTAACCGAAATCACCGGAAGACAACGCGACATTTGTGAGAGTAGAGAATACAGCGACATCTTTCCAAAACTAAAGGTTCGAGGCGACAGTCGAGCTCGCGAACGTTGGAAGACAACCGTGGGCGGTGTTGTGCTTGGAAGTGGGACCGGTGGAGCAATTACGGGATACGGTGCTCATCTTCTCAATATCGACGACCCTATTAAGAACTTCGAAGAGGCTTTGAGCCCGGCATACCAAGAGCGTGCCTGGAATTGGTATCGGACTGTCGCCAGAACACGGGTGTATAAAGACGGCGCGATCGTAATTACGATGACTCGGTGGGCGGAGTTTGATTTGGTCGGGAAGGTTCTTGCTCAAGATGGGCGTGTTGAAGACGGAGGGCTCTGGACTGTTCTCAAACTTCCCGCAATCAATGAATTCGGAGAAGCACTTTGGCCGGAAAAATTTCCAATCGAAGAGCTCAATGAGATTCGAAAAACGCTCGGCGAGAAACTCTTTTCTGCTCTCTACCAACAGGAACCGATCGACATCCAAGAAAAGCTATTCGAAAATCCGACAATCGAAGAGCCTCCGCTCGGACTCACTTATTACGCCTTCTTAGATCCTGCATTCACAACCGGGGTTACGTCCGACTTCTCAGCCTTAAGTATATTAGGTATCGATAATAAGATTCTTGATCGAAGCAAAGCAGAGCTCTGGGTTAAATATGGAGAGATCTGGAAACGTTCCATCGATGTGGTTTACGATCTCGTTGAGAAAGCGTGCATCGAAAACAACGTTTCTGTTTTGTATGTAGAATGCAACAACGGAGGCGACGCGATATACGAAGCTCTGAAAAAAAGAAAAACTCTAAAGGTCGAGAAAGCGTATGCTTCTGGAAATAAGAACCTTAGAATCGTCGATCAAATTCGCGGGAACTGGGGACGCCTCCGCTTTTCTCGATTCCTGAGTCCCGAATATTTTAATCAAATTTTGAAATACAACGATCAAGCCGCACACGATGACGCCCCGGACTCGCTTGCGAGCATGATTAAGAAAATCGCAAGTAAAGCAGGATCTTTGAGAGATCGATACAGTTGGTTTGGGGGAATTAACTAATGAGTCGTAAGAAGAAAGGTAAGATCGAAGCTCGCTTCGATGGTTTGGCGGATACTCTTACGGGAAGAGGAACCGAAATTGATAAACTCAAACAACTCAAGCCCGTTTCCTATTTCTTTCCACCCGAAGAGTGTCGAGCTTGGTATCGTGCAAATGGTTTTTTTGCAAACATCGTTGACGCGCCTGCGGAGGACGCAACTCGCGAATGGATAACGATCAAAACCAACATGGACGGGGCGGACAACGAGTTGAATGTGTCCCGACTCATTATAAACCGACTCGAAGAATTAAAGCTCCAACAAAAACTAAAGGATTTGATTCGTTTTTCCCGGCTCTATCAAGAGGGAGGATTTCTATTTTACGGACTTAACGCGCCTGTCCCTCAAACTACCCTCAACATTATGGAACCGGTTCCGAATGAAATTAACAAAATTGCATATATCAACGTGTTCGGTCCGGATCGAGTTGCTCTTACAGAAAGGAACTTGAGTCCACTTGCCGCCTCCTACCACATTCCAGATGTTCGGATCGACGGATACCTCGTTCACGATAGCCGATACTCCTGGCTTTGTCCTTCGTATGTTGCGGAAGATGGTCGCGGCGTATCCGTAATCGAAACCGTCATAACCGCAATCATCGCACAAGACACGGCACTACACTCAATTTCTTCGATGCTTTATGAAACCGGTGCGAAGGTTTTCAAATCCAAAAAGGTCGACGAACTGGGTCAAGCGGATATGCGAAGGTTTTTACGAGAACTCCGAGCCGTTCTTTCTTCTCAGTCGCTTGTTGCTATCGATGGGGATGAAGAGCTTGTTAGATTGGAAAGTAATCTAAATTCTACAGGACTCAAAGACTCTCTCGAATTCATCTTTGAAAACCTCGCCGGACTTTCCCGTATCCCAAAATCCAGATTGAACGGACAGGCACAAGGGACAATCACGTCGGGTCAATTTGATTTTAGAAGCTACTATGATGACATAGCACGAGATCAAGAAAACGACCTTCGTCCCATTATCGAAAAAGCGATCAAACTCATCATCCGTGAGCGACAAGGCGAGATATATCGTAAGTTAAACGGACAAATCGAAAGTTTGGACTGGCAGTTTGAATTCAATCCGCTTTGGAAACTTAGCGAGAAGGAAGAGGCAGAGATCGACCTTATACGAGCTCGCGAAGTTGATATTTACATGGCCCGAGGATCAGTATCGCCTGAAGAAGCGAGACCTAAGAGATTTTCAGATCTGGAAAAGTATCCCGCCTGGAATCCAAATTCATCCCCTGAGTTTGGTGACCCACAAACGATTCAAGAACCCGAAGCGAAACCTGATCCTCAAGAACAAGCCAAAGATCAAAAAGCAAAACAACTTAGCCTATTTTAGAATATTTGAATGTATCCGATCCAACTTGAGCAACAGTATGCAAATTTCTTTTTAAGCGATTTCGACCGATTCGTAAAATCGTTTCTTGTTACGCTCAAAAACTCAAGCGATTCGAATTTCTCCGATAACCTCGAAAAATTTAAACGAAACTTCAAAGAATCCGAAAAGCAAAGTGCGAAGTTCGAACATCAATTCCAGCTTGTAAAAACTTGGGCCATCGACAAGACAAACGCGGCAATTTCAAAGAAGATTGAGAAGAAATTTGGGGCGACAGTCGCGACAAAATGGCTGTCAAATTTGACGCCTACTTTGTCGCAAAGTCGCCTATCTGGGAAGGATGCGACAGATCCAGTTTTCCCGACAATCACGATCACTAAGGCGACAAGCGAACAAATCAAAGGTTTGGTAAACGAATACGTTCAAACCAACTTAGGTTTGAGCCGTAACATCAAAGACGAATATTTCGCAAAAAACACAAAACCAAATCTTCCAAGGAATCAGACAAGGTTCGAGTTTTCAAACGATCGTTGACGACATCGTCAAAAACGGCGGTGGAGTCACAAGAAGTAAAGCCGAGTTCTGGGCGCGGGATCAGATGGGTCGTTTTTTTGGAAAGGCGACCGAGCTTCACCAAACCGAAGCGGGAATTCCCGGTTACATTTGGAGGTGTACGCATTTTAGAACTCGCGATCAGCATCTCAAACTTGATAACACATATCATCGATGGGACAAGCGACCCAAAATTCTTTACGGAACAAAAACTTGTGAATGCCATCCGGGGGAAGATTGGAATTGTCGTTGTTGGGCTGAGCCGTCTCTTGGGGACGAGGAAGGAGTAAAAAAATGGAAAGACGAGTGGACCGCGCAGGCACTCGATCTTACACTCAGTGAAACAAATACCTCGATCCAAATCGAAAATCCTTTGTCACGAGCTCAAATCGTGGAATCAATTCGCTCTGTAAATTCAGTCTTAAACATTCAGCCTAAAATTGATAGGCACAAATTCAAGTTTTTGCCTATCGAACGTTCTCATCCTGATTTTGCTCGTGCATCAGGCTTTTACGAACCGTCAACCGGAGCAATCTATATCAAATCGGGAATCGAAAACGCTCAAACCCAAATCGTGCATGAGATTTTTCATAAGCTCGATTCTGAAATTCTATTTCGTGCAGGTTACAAAGGTCATCAAATTGCAGAGGCCGCCGAGCTCATGCAGGCAATTCGTAATACAAGTTCGTTTCGAAATCTTGTATTTGCGAAGCCTTTAAATCCAGGCGCACTTAGGGATTGGAGTGAGCTTTCTCGGGAATCCGAATGGATCGCCCGCGTCTTTGAGCAATTCATTGCGGAAGAAACTAATGATTCGAAACTCAAAAAACAAATTCAAACTCGCGGAATGCGATTCTCAAAGGTTCGGGGATATGGAATCTATTTGAGTAAAAAAGAACTTGAAATAGTCCTCCCTCTTATGCGAGACTTTTTAGAGAGAACGGGACTACTACGGTGAATCTTCTATTGAGAAACAAATTCAGTGAATCTGAACTCTCTACGATTAAAGATCGAATCGATGGAGAGTTAGAAGACTTTCCTGACCAGGAAACCTTTGTTCAATTCTGCAAACAATCTTACGGCTGGTCGAGAAAAGACTCTTTGGCCGCAATGCAAGACTTTCTCGATGTGAAAGTCAAAGCCCGTCATAACCTAATCTAACTTCAAAATATCGGAAATTACGACCTTTCGATTCTCTCTATTGCTATGTAAAATTTTTACATGCAAAGGGCTATAACGTTTGATCGCGGAGAGTTGGAAGTCATAGAAACTGACGAAGGATTTCTGCGCGCATTCGTGACGATCGCACGCACCGGCGTATTTCCCTACCTTCGAAGCGGCAAAATCTGCAAAGAAGCAAAACTCCCCGAAGAGTTATTCAGCAAAGAAACTCTCGACACAATCAAACTCAAACCTGTAGCGGACGGTCATCCTCCTACCTCAGATAACCGAGGTTTGATTGTTCCCGAGAATTTCAAAAAGTATGTCATAGGAACGCTCGGAGATTCGGTTGAAGTCATCGACAATAAAAGAATTCGAACTATCGAAATCGTCTATGACTCGAAATTGATCGGCGAGTTGAAAGCGGGAGAGAAGCGCGAAGTCTCGATCGGGTTCGAATGCTATCGTGATGAAACCCCCGGCGTTTTCGAAGGAGAGCAATACGACGTTGTTCAAAGAGAAATCTCAATCAACCACCTCTCTCATGTACCTCATGGTCGGGCGGGTGAAGAAGTTACGATTCATTTGGACAGTGCAGACGAAATAGGAATCCAACTCGACGAGGAGACAATGAGTAAATTAGGCAAAAAAACCACTACACAAGACGAAGATCCGACACAAGGCGATCCAACATCTCCGACGGAAGAACAAATCTCTAAGGGCATACTCAAAGTCCTCGGATCAATGTTCTCAAAACTCATAGGTGGGTCCGAAGAAGCGGAACCGTCCGCAGACGACAAAAAAAATTCCGAGCTTCAATCTCAAATCGATGCTCTCAAAAAAGAGAATGAAGAACTCAAGAAGAAAGGAGCATCTAACGTGCAAAAACCTGATCCTAATGCACAAGAGCAAGACGCGGCACTCGAAGAACAGATTCGAAATGCCGCTAACGAAAGAATTCAGCTTATCGAAACCGGTAAGGCTGTCATCCCCGAGTTCAAAGCGGACGGTCTCAGCAATCGCGAGATCCGTCTCAAAGTGATCGAGACGATTCTTCCAAGCAAGAAAGTCGCCAAAGATGAAAAGGACGAAATCGTAAATGCGGTTTTCGACGCGGCGGTCGAAGTTGCAGGTGACAAATTTTTTGTCAACAAGCCGGACGCGACATCTGTTCGAATTGACGAGGCTGACATCGAAAAACTTCGTATAGCTCGTCTTGATATGAGAGAGGTGAAATAATGAAGGTTGAAGCTCTTTATTCTAAGAACCCCATCGGGCTCGGTAAACAGCCCCACGATTATCCGAATCAGTTTGTTGAAGGGAGTAATCTTGCCGCTGGCGAAGTAATTCCTTTTGGTCGCGCTGTCGGGCAACACAGCATCGTTGACGGAATAGCGATACTAAAACTTTCAAGTGTGTCTCTTCCAAAAGTTTTTCGCGGAGTATCTGTATATTCGACAGATGCGAAAGACCAGCAAGGTCGTTCTTATGTTGAAGGTGATCCGCTTGGAATTGTGAAATCAGGAGTAATCACCGTTTACTGCGAAGAGATAGCTAACCCGAATGATCCGGTTCGGATTCGAATTCAGAACCATTCAACTGATTTGACAAAACGGTGCGGGAACTTTTGCAAAACAGCAATCACAGGTCAAACGGTGGTTCTTGAAGGAGCTGAATACAAATCCGAAAGCTCGACAGACGGAAAAATCATCCTATTTCTTTCCGACTACGTTCGAGTAATCCCCGACTAAAATACCGCATTTCATAAAGGAGATCAAAATGTTAATTTCGAATAGAACGGCAAGTCAGGATCAATTCCTTACTAATAACGATTTGCTATTTATCATGAACACCCTCATGACACCCAAAAAAGAGGAACTTAAACTTCGTAAAATCGCACGAGTGAAGGCGGATTTTCCTTCTTATGCTCGTGAAATCGGCTATGATGTCGATAACGGCGAAGGTGGGGCTGTTGTGACCGCCGCAGGAGCAAAACCAAAGGATATTCCATTTGTAAACGAATCGGTAGAGCGAGTCATTCAACCCGCTGTCGATTTCATTACTGCAATCTCCTACACTGAGGATGAAATTGAAGCCGCAATGGCGAAACGACTCTTGGGAAAAGGACCAGCATACCCACTCGATCAAAGGAGAGTCGAGAAAGCTCGGAGATATGTTTCCGAAAAAGAAGATTATACGGGCTTTAACGGAAATAAGGCACTCAAAGTTCCCGGTATTGTTACCAGTGCGGGGTATAAAGTAGAAGGGCCAAATTTTGCCTCTCTTGCTACTGCGAAAGCGATGCTCGACGAGCTCCATAGAGGAAAAACAGTTATCGAAAAAGACGATGTGTTTAAGGCAAGGACGCTTATGTTGACGCCCGAAGATAAGGGTCGGCTTTTAAAACCGTTAAACGATTACACATCGATTACATTGTTCGAATGGTTCAAGGCGAATGGATTGTATTTCGATAACATCCTAACTTCTACAGCTCTTCGTAAAGAAAACAACGTATTGAATAGAGATTTGTTTCTTGTTTTGGATTCCGATCCAGAGGTCTTAGAACTTGCGGTTTTAAAAGACATCACACTCGGAAAGCCTGTCACCGATTACACAGGTGAAACAAAAATGGTGGTTACTGAAAGATTCGGCGGTTCGATCGTTTACTATCCAGAAGGTATTTACGTCGGGATGCAAGAGGTGGTCGCCCCTGAATTGCGGATGGCAGGCTTAGAGACCGAACCGAAAAAGGTTATGGCTACCGGTGTTGATTTGTCCGAGACCAAACCTGAGCCAGTAACCGGAAAGAGCAAAGAGGTTTCCAAAGCAAAAGGCAAACCGACTTCCTCCGAGAAAAACGTAACGGACGCTTCACAAAGTGGAACTGACGCTCAGTAACTTCAAAGAGGAACTCCCTGCGAATCACGGATTTAGCGATCCGTACCTGAACAGGAAACTTTCCGACGCAAATCGGGAAGTTTCCGAGTTAGATAAAATTCCAACGTCTCATCCACTCTTTGATTTTTTGCAAAGACTCAAAGCCCTTGCACTCATCCAATCTGATTCCTCGGTGCGCCGAGGAATAATTTCTGTGGAAAATACTCCCCCTGACAGTCCGACTTCGTTCTCTCTTTCTGGAGCCTTTTCCGTCGGATTCGGAGGTCCGAAAAGTGAATCCGAAAGGATCTTCGGTTCCGGGGGTGAGAACGCAATGACCGAGGCGAACTCCTTCGAAATTCAGTACAAGAAAGCATTGTCGAAAATTCGCGGCGTTGGCGGGAGAGTGGTCTCATGATAATTGACGCCAACTCAATCGCGGTTCTTAAAAGTATGGAGACATCCGTTTCGGTTTTTCAAGTCACTGGGAAATACATCGACGGAGAATACAAAAAGAATTCGTTACCCGAAAGCAAACGGCTTATCATCCTTCCGATTTCAGGGGAAGAAATCAAAAACGCAGAACCTGGTTTTTACACATACGAGGATAAACTTGTTCTTGAACTCGGTTCAAAAACACTGAATGAAAAGGATCAATTCAAATTCGAAAACAAAACTTTCGAAATCACAAAACACGCCGACTATGTTTCGATCGCAAATATTTCCAGATACACCGCCAAGAAAGTCCATGAGCCTCAAAATCAAAGATGAGAATAACATCCCTTCTCTTTTTTCCTCTTTAGAGGGATTGGAAGGAATGTCGGCTAACGTCGGCGTTGTGGCCGCTCCCGACTCGGAGCTTGCGATTTACGCGGGTGCACAAGAATTCGGAGCCGTCATAACCTCCAAGAAGGCAATCGCCAAACTTTATTTTATGATGGTAGAGGAAGGACTCATCGACAAAGAAGAGCTCCCGATCTATATTTGGATGAAAGCAAAAAAAGAAATCATCATCCCGGAACGATCCTTTCTGCGGTCCGTATTCGAGGATGAGGCGGCGATCGAAAAAGCGATGAAACTTTTCATCTTCGCTATGGATCGAGCCTTAGCGGGCCAAGGTAAGATGATTTCAGCTTTAGAAGCGGCGGCAGATTCTTTAGTCGCAAGCGTAAAAGGAAAAATTGCAAGCGGAGTGAATCCAAGCAACCATCCGCTTACAACTGCAAGAAAAGGACATTCAAGAACTTTAATGGGAAAGGAGCCAAGACTCCAAAAATCAATTTCGCGGGAGATCGTGAGAGGGGCTTGAGTTTTGTTTTTTAAGTCTTCGTATGATTTGAACGCAGGCAGTTGCAACCTTACCGGCTTCGACTCGGGTCAACTGATCGGGATCTTTTCCTGCGACCTTTTGGGAAATTCCTTTAAAGGTATACTTTTCCCCAAGTCTGTGGATCGTTTCGATCATATTCGAGATTTGTGTTTTCTGGGAATGACTCATCTTCGCGACGTACGCAGACGGTTCCCCTTTCTTGACGGGTCTACGTTCACCACTGATTTTTTCTATCACCTTACGAGCTTCCGTCATCGAAAGGTCTCCGAGGTGTTCTTTTTTAGAAATCTCAAAGATGATGCTATGTAGCAATTCGGAATCAATTCCTTTTTCTCGGGTCATTGCCCAGATTTTTTTCTTTGGCCAGGAGAGAGTTTAGGCGTCATAGTGATGCTCCTTAATTGGAGTAAGTAGTTTGAGAACATCCGCTCCTTCATACAGCAATTTGCGTTTGTTGACTCCTTTTGCGTGCAATCTGCCTTCGAGTCGATAGTTTGCGACGGTTCTCGGCTCTACTCCTAAAAGTATCGCTACCTCTTCCGGTTCGTAGAGCATCCGGGGATTGATCCCGTTATCAAGGCGTGGCCTGTGTTTCTTCATGGTTCCTCTAATTTAAAAATTAGTAATTTACTTATTTTTTAGTTGACTGTTAGTATTTTACCAATATGCTAACAAACGTCAAGGAGAATTTGGCACACAGCCAATTCATAATATTACGACTTTGGTGTATCTTTGAGTAGAAAATAGGGAAATGAAATGAAATTTTTAGGAACTATAACGGATGGATTTTTAAAACTTTTTCGGATCTTTCAGGTTCATTTCCAACTGAACTTCGGAATCGTTAGATTTAAGTTTCAAATCGATTCTCCATTCAAAGAAGACGAAATTTGTTTCGTTTTCTTTGGGACAGGCAGTGTACGGATTTTTTTCTTGGATTGAATTACAAATCCTTTTTATTCAAACAAGTTTATATCTTTGCACAGATAGAAATTTCTGGAAATACAGAAACATCCGAATAAACAATTTCGTTTATCCTCAGTTTAAAAAGTCCATTAGCAAATCCTTAAGCTCCCCTTTAGAACCGGTGACATGTTTAGGAGAAGGTAAGAACGAAACCATACGTACCGCGTCAAAAGCGGTTATAAAGAAAACCAAAAGAGGATCTGAATCATGAGATCCTCTTTCATAAATCACTCCCACATACCCGGTCTCTGGAGGCTCTTCCAGAAAATTGACGTCCTTCAAATAGTTGTTGCGACGCTCCAGGCTCGGAAGCTCCCAAATAAATTCAATTCGAACTTCGTTGTCGTAAAGTCGATAGAGCTCAAGATTCAAATCCAATTGATACGAACTTGGACTAGCAATAAAATCCAAGGGTTCGGGAGAATATTTGTAATTCAAAAGAAACTCTCCTTTCGTCATCCATTTCTCACGAAGTTCCTTTCTACGTTTCTTAAGGGTTCCATACCAATCTTGCATATCGAAAAGGTAGTTATCGGATTTTCTACAGCAAGTCCAAAAATTCAACTTCAAGGAGTTTTTAGATGAAATCGAATTTCTCGGAAATTCTCACTCAAACGATTCAAAATCAAGAGGTCTTCTTTCAGAAAGACTCCGACGGGGACGAAATCGGAATGAATCGCGAAGATGCGACGCGTCAAACTGCGAGGTTGCGACAAATGATCGATCGATATAGGCCGCTGTCGTCTTCGGCGACAAGCCCTCTTTCTGGAGTTTTGCATATATGACACCGACCCAAGTCGCACTCCTTATTTTTTTAGGAGCGATTTGGATCGGTGCTTTATACGCCTCAAGGAAACCATCATGAGTCATGAGCAGTTGATAGTAAGACTGATCTGTTGGAGTGTCACCGTGATCGTTGTTTATAGGATGTGGAGATGAAACAAAAGGTAAGCAAGAAATCAGTTAAGAAGAAGGTCGTAAAGATTCCTTCTCTTTTCTCTGAAAAAGTCGAAAAGAAAAATCGCGAGAGAATTCAAAAGAAGTTCAAAACCTTGAATACGTTTTGCACTCAAAACGGTTTCAAAATCTCAGATTTTAACCGAACTCTTCAAATGGTTCCGACTCCAAAAACTTCCCTTGTAGTTATCGCGCTTGAGGCGGAACAAATCAAAATTCCCGAAACAAAGAAGAGAAAACTTCTTATCGGAAACGAACGCGCAACACGCTTGAAATTAAATCGGGAGATCATCGATGAACAGAGCCCCAAACCAGCCGCCTAAAACATTAGAAGATCTGAATACAAAGATGCAAAGACTCATCGAAATCAAGTCGGATCTGAAACGAATCGAAGGTGAGAAAAATACCGAAGTAGAAAGTATTCGCTCTCGATTTGTCGGTGTAGAGCGGGATCTTGTTTTCGAGAAAGAAGAGTTAGACAAGCAAGTTCGAGAATTCGTTATGCAGAACAAAGACACTTTGTTTGTTCATCGCAAAACCATTGAACTACCTTTCGCTACCATCAAAAAAATCGATTCGCAAGAAATCGAAATCACAGATGAAAAGTCAAAAACACTTCCACCGTATTCGGTCGACCTTATTGAAAAATTTTATCCCGAAAGAGCTAACAACGCGATTCAAATCAAAAAATCGGTAAAGAAAACAGCTTTAAAAAGTTGGACCGATGCGGAACTCGCAAAAGTCGGAGCTACCCGATTCTTCAACACAAACATAAATTACAAACTTCGAATGGAACTTCCTGAAACCGACGTTGCTCGGGATCTGGAATGAGGAACACAGGTTTAAAAATCATGAATTCTTTCCTCAAGCGTCCTGATCGTGAGCGGTCCACAGGTGAAATCTCGAACATGCTTTCACTCCCAACTCGGACCGTATCATATCATCTTAGCAAAATGTCTGCGGCTGGTATTCTTATCCCGGAAGGAACAGGAAAAGGTCGGAGATACAAACTCAAAATCAATGAGACGAAGGTAAGCAAATGACGAATATCCCTGATTGGTTGATCGAGACGTTGAACGAGATCAACGACCTTGCCGCTTCCGACAAAAATGCCAGTCCGAACGTAGATGAGATTTATGATCTTTCGCAAGGCGCGCTTGAACGAATCGAGGCAAAAGTATGAAACGACTGATCCTGAAACTCGACATTCAAGATACGGAATTGGACAACCTTGCCGCGCGAGCTCACGCGGTCTTTGGTTCCGCTTCTATTGAGAATATTGAGCGATTCGTAAAGCAGGCTTTAAAGACGGATTCAGTTAAGATCATAAAAGAAAAGGCCGTGTCGAGCTCATCGAGCTCTTGAAGTTCAAGGGTTGGATGAGATCGATTAGACGACGATCTGTGCGATAGAGTAGTCAATCTTCATTCCTTCTTCTCTCTTTCGCAAAAGGCTGGCTTCGGTCTTTAAGGGGTATCCGGGGGCTCATAACCCGACCGGATACCCTGAGCACCCTGGAATTTTAAATATGGATGCTTTTGAACCGATCGAGAAATCGGAAGAACGATGGATCAATCACTGTGAAGATTTTTTAAAACGGGGAAAGACTCCTGCTCGATGGGAGGAACTTCCCGATTGGATCAAGACGGAGCGGATTCGAAAGTATTACGTTGAACTTAAAAAAAGGATAGTGAGCAATGAATCTTCCAAGAAGCACAGTGAAAAGATATGAGAGGGTAACCGTATTACTCCATTCCATTCGTTTCGCTCTTTTTCACTGGAACTTGTCGGTAGAAGATCGAGCTACATTAGAAAATTATAAACACATTCTCGAACCCGAAAGGCTTGCTCTTCGTAAAGCTATGGAAACCGATCCCGATTTCTTTTCAGGTTTTTCTAATCTTCTCAATAGGAGGGCTGGACTTGAATAATAATATCTCAGAAGAGTTTCGCAATACCCTACAAGATTGTAAGTTCGCACAGCTCGGACTTAAGTTCGTTGTCGAGGGTTTGAGAATCAAAGAAAAGTCCGTTGGTTCTTCGATAGAAAAGCAGATTCAAATTGATCCGACCGAAGTTCAATGTTTGGCGGACGTATTGGAAACGCTCGAATCCAGAATCCAAAAATTGGAAAAGGCGGAAAATTTGATTCTTAAAAATTTGGAGGCTATATCGTGAGCAAATTAGAAATCGTAGAATTGATTCTGCTCTATACGGTAATTGGAACCCTGTTGAGTTGGGTAGTCATAGGATTGGTTGCCTTTATAATCTGGTTTTTCGTATTCAAGATCCTAAACGATGATACTCCGAAGTTTCAAGATGTTGATCGGAAATACATCGGAGTCTACCAACCGAATCAAGAACGTGCTGAGAATTGTAATCCTCCTAAAGAAGAAGCAGGTGGAGCATGAGTAAAGATTCTCAACTCAGTTTATTTATGACCGGCTTCCTCCAAGTATTCCTTGTAGCTATAAATTCTTATCTAATTAGCAAAGAACAATACGTACCGGTCTTTTTCGTTGGCGGGTTGATCTCTTTTGTTTGGACCTGGAACGTTCAAAGAATCGCATTCGGAACTATGAAGGATCGAATAACGTATGCGTTCGGTGCAGGTTGCGGTTCATTGATCGGACTGATTCTATCTGTTCATACTCTTAAGATTTTCACAATATAAGGAGCTAACTTTGAAAACCTCATCCAGAGAAAAGATAATAAACGAAATCAACGAAGAGAGGGACAGACAAGATTTAAAATGGGGTGAACAAAACCATAGCCCGATGGAGTGGAGCGTAATTCTCTTAGAAGAAGTCGGTGAAACAGGAAAGGCCGCTCTCGAAACGCATTTTAGATATAATGAAAAAGATGATTATTCAGAATATCGGAATGAACTTATTCAAGTGGCGGCGGTTGCGATTGCCATGATCGAGTCACATGATCGCAATCAAACTAAGGAAAAAGAAATAAAGGTCTAAAGATGTTGGATCGCAAACAACTTCTTGCAGTGCATTCCGAATTTTCGGGGGATCTCTTACGGGAAATTTTACAAGAGATTGACCCCGGTTTAACGGAGATGGAAGTTAAGCGACTTGTAAAGATTAAACTGTATAAAATAGGAATCGAAGTTTCATTAGAAGCAATTAAAATCAAACGAATTGGAAAGCCTCAAAAGAAAAATCAGACGATCTCTACTCGAAAAACCAGATCTTTAAAACATACGAAGCCGCAAATCGAGAAAAACGTTTATAATTCAGCTGAATTAGGAAGGTATCTTAGTATCTCTCAGGCTTCAGCATATTGGATAACTCGAAATCCAATTTTTCGATACCAAGAAGTTTCTCAGAATAAGAATTCTATCTCAGGGGTTCATCATTTACAAGCGCGCAAAATCAAATCCTTGTTAGGAAAAGGAATAACGTCTCTCTTACTTTCAAAAATCACTTGGGAAGATTATTTGGAAGTGTTACAAAAAGAAGGAATCGAATGAAAGACTTCCGGGATACTCTTCTTACGAAAACAAGACCTCCGCGATTTTGTCCCGCTTGTGAAATGGGTTTATATCTCACCCGCAAAATAGATTTAAAAGGTTTAGGAGAACAGCCTCTTGAATTCGGATGTTATCTCAAATGCGAATTATGCAACATCGAAGATATTTGGATAAATGAAAATTTTGCACAAGAGATAACTGATTCTTTTGGAATGGAAGGGGCAAGGGAGTTCGTAGGAAAATTTGGCTGGTTCGGTGAAAAGGAGAAGCTCTTCTTATCACAAGAACCCGATAGACAACTCGAACTCTTTAATTTCGAAGAGGATATAATATGAGCACCCGTCCGGTCGGCAGTACAATAACTCTAAGCGACATACCGGATCAATGTCCGATTGGTGACTCAATGATTCTCGCACGCTCTAAGACAAAATACTATGGAGCATATCCGTCCGGCCTTTTAGAAAGAATCCGTCCTCTTTTAGTTGGCGGAGATCCAGAGGCTACGATTCTTCATATCCCCGGAGGGAAAGCGGCTGAATATAATGGTATAAAAGGCGGAATCACTCTATCAGGTTTTGGTATAAATGATCTCACGATCGATCTTGATCCCGAGTGTAATCCTGACATCTTATGCGACGTTCGAAAATTATGCGACAGGGTTGTCGCCTCTGGCGACAAAATTCTTTTTTCACCGCTTATTGAGCGATCCCTATTTGACGATGGCGACAACAAGCAGGCGACACCGCTGACATTTCCACGTCCGAAAGCCGCTATCATCGATCGTCCCTATTCCGAAAGTCACGCTGAAAATTACGTACCGGGGAAATCCTTTCTTCCAAACCTCAATAAACTGATTCGCGATACTTTTGAGATCATAGTCCCTTGGGGATTGGTTGGCGTTTTGGATTACAAATGGCCTTCACCTGGAAAAGAACAGTTTAAATGTATCGGGTTACATCCGGTCCTTACGGGTGAGAACAATGATATTCGACTTTTTTCAATTTGGAAAAGAAGGGAAATTCAATGAGTGAAAGAAATCAAATCATAGAGAAGATCAATAAGCTACTTGCGCTTTCGCAATCACCCAATGAGAACGAGGCTAAATTAGCCGCTCAGAGTGCTTCCGATTTAATTCATAAATTTAATATTGGGGTTTCTGAGTTAAAAAGAGGAACGGTTATTGAATTTGACCTTGAATCGGGAAAAACGAAAATTCAATATTGGCAAAGAATTCTGATTGGGTCGATTGCCGAATCGAATTTTTGCGAAGTCCTAATGCAAAGATCCTCAAAAGGGGTTATTTTTAAGATCATCGGAAGAGAATTAAATATTTCTGCTACGAATCTAATGTATCAATATTTATCGAAAGTCGCTCATCTACTTTCACCCAAAGACCGGTCAGAAAAAACACCATACCTTGAAGGATTCGCAATCGGCATCCAACATCGATTGGATGAAAAAAGGGAGAACTGGGGAACGGACGAAATGAAGGCTTTAGTTCGTGTTAAAACTGAGGATGAGATAGCAGTTAAAAACCATATAGAAACAGAATATCCGAATCTCAAATCAGCGGCGAATAAAGAGATCAACATGTCTCAAGAGGCATTTCAAAAAGGATACGATCAATCTCAAAGTATTAACCTTTCAAAACAAGTTGAGCCTGCAAAGCTAAGAATCAAGGGTTGACTCCGGGGTTCTTTCCCTAATATTTATAAGCAAGATTCTTGCTCCTATTCTCGAAAAACGAATCAAAAAACTAAATTTTCCGAAATTCACTTCGCGAATAATTGCACAAATAGAATTACAGTATTGCACATAGACAAAAAATCGCCCGAGTCTTCCCGCCTCCCACCCCACCACCCAAAATCAGGGTGGGGCGTAAGTTTAACAGAGGATTTGTCGTAATTCCGACAGATTTATCTTCGGATCCAAGTGCTGTGGGGTTGGTTATGGCTTCCAAGGGGTCGCCTTTTCAAGTCACAACATAATAATCTCTTTCGCATTTTGTTATACCGAACTCGCGTTAAATAAGATGCCTGGAATTCTGCCTCCAAACGGGAATTGATTTCAAAATTTATGGTGCAGATCAGTAGGAAAAAATCGACTTTATATATTTGTCCTTATAAAAACACTTTTACCGAGTTTTATAGTTATTTTGAGCCTAATCTATTCTTATTATAAAGTGAACTTATTTCTATTGCTTTGATTCGGTGACTTTGAAAATGTTATAAATACCACGTAAGATTACTTTTGTTACGAAATAGCTTGTACACACATATAAGCAGAAAGTCTTTCTGCTAAATTATATTTTTTGAATAGCAAAAGAAGCTGTTTTTGTCAAATATTCGTATTTTTTCCGTTCTGTATTCAGAAACTGAATTAAAAAGTTCAGATCGACTACGTTTTACAATATGGATTCTCAAGTTTTATTTTGATAAGTGATGAAAAAGAATTTGGATTTCTTTTTCGATAGAACTTGTATCATCGATCTATTAAGCGCTATTATCCATTTATGGTATTGAGGTGATCAAGTTGCAATTCAAAACTTACACTAATGCACAAGTTGAAAACGTAAAAATCAAGAAGAGAATACTCTTTTCGCTTTTGGCAATCGTTTTTGTTTTGCTGTTATTTTTTCTGGTTTATGAAAATCTGAGAATGAAAAAAGAAATTGACCGAGTCGTAGGTATGAGAACCCGCGTGATGAAGGATTATATTCGTAGGGTCGGTTCGCAAACAAGGGCGCTTGGGTTATCGATTTCGGATTATTTGACTTTTTACGAAGATACATCTGCAAATCCAAGTCTCATAAAAAAATTCAAAAATTATCCAAATATAAACAGGTTCGGAATTCCCCATATCAGTCGGGAAAATAAGGAAGGGGCTGATTCGGGAACTCTTACCGCAATGGGTTCGGTTGATAAATTGAATCCTTCCCTCCTCAAAGAAATTGAGGCCGCTTTGAATTTAAGAGGGCAATTTGAGTCTTTGACTGAAAAACAAAGTGAGGTTGTCTGGGCTTACTATTTGTCTAAACAAAAGTTTCTCTATATTACTCCGAAGTTTAAGGATGAAAATTATTATTTTACCGATGACCTTTATTTAGGTCCGTATTGGACTCAGGCAGCCCCTCAAATCAATCCGACCGGACGTCAAATTATAACCGATCTTTACGATGACCTTGCAGGAAAAGGGCTGATGATTACAATTTCCGAACCCGTTTACGTAAATGAGAAATTTATCGGTGTCGCTTCGATCGATATAGGTTTGGACGCGATGCAGAGAATTTTGGAAAGCGGGGATTGTATCGGAGAAAGTATGCTTATCGATGAAAATGGAAAAATCATAGCAAAATCCGGAACTTTTAAGTTGGATACTAAGCTTCCTCTTTCGGTGATTTCCATGATTATGGAACAGCAGGACTCGTTTCCTCTCGAAAAAGGAAGTTTCTGGATTGGAAACAAAATTAAGGATGAAGAAATCTGGCTCGTTCACGAAATTAAAATATTTGAATATATTATTTATATAATAAAAAATCTTCTCCCTTTTTGGGTGCTCGTATTTACATTTTTCATTGTGCTCATATTGTATGTTAAGTTGCGTTCTTCGATGAATCAGGTGTCCAAGTTGATTCACACAGATCCATTGACCGGAATCTGGAATCGGAGGGGATTCTTAAAATTGACTCAGAGGTCTCTTGCCATTGGAAATCGACACGGAAAGGATTGGACGATTTTGCTAGTGGATATCGATCATTTCAAACAGGTGAACGATAAGTTCGGACATGATACCGGAGATAAAACGTTGATAAAAGTCGCTCAAGTGCTTAGCCGTTCGATTCGTCAAACCGATGCGGTTTGTCGTTGGGGTGGAGAGGAGTTTGCGATCTTTTTATTCGGAGCCGGTCAGAAAGCTTCTACCGACATCGCAGAAGATCTGCGCAAAGAAGTGGAAAATCAAGTTCGTTTGGACGATGGAAACCCGGTGACGTTGAGTATTGGAGTTTCACAAGGGGCGTTGGATTTAGAGGAAGCCTTCGTAAATGCGGATCAGGCGTTGTATCGAGCAAAATCTTCGGGTAGAAACCGGGTTTGTGCTTTTGATCCGAAAGTATTTTCGCATTCAGATTTGAAGAATTAA